TTATATGCGACTCAGCGCGGCCAGATGCCATTGCAGAGCTGCAGGACTGGGGATTTAATGCGATTGGTGCCAAAAAGCGTTGGGGTTCCGGCAAGGGAAGGGATTATTGCTGGGAATGGCTGCAGCAGACCACAAAGATTGTGGTTGATCCGGAACGATGCCCGCACCTTGCGCATGAGTTGACAACATTGGAGCATGAGCAGTTGGCAGATGGCAGCTTTTCGGACGCTTACCCGAAGATTGGTGAGGACTGTACAATGGCACTGATCTACGGATTGAACCGCGTGATTATGGAGAGTCGCCGCAACAATGGACTTTATGATGATGAGATAGACGAAGATGAGGAGGAAGAGGACGATGGAGAATATGAAGATTAATGTTCTCGGAACAGAATACAAAATTGAGACACACAAAGTATCAGAGGATAAGTATCTGGAAGAAAATAGCTTAGCCGGTTATTGTGGCGAAGAGAGCAAATTGATTGTTGTTGCGGATATTTCAGAAGAAAAATACTTTGACCTGAGTGAAGAAGAACAGAAGTCATACAGGAAAAAGACGTTGCGCCATGAAATTGTGCATGCATTTTTGAACGAGAGTGGATTATCAGATTCTTCAAACCAGTATAATGGCGGTTGGGCAAAAAATGAGGAAATGGTTGATTGGCTTGCTATTCAGTGGCACAAGATAGATGAAGTATATAAACAGCTTGGCATTTAAGGCGGTGGCATATGAACATATTCACACGAGTAAAGGAGTTTATCATGAATTTATTCAAAATAAGTGCAGAGAAAGAATTTAATGTTGATATTATTTCTTCTGATCTGATGGAGATGGCACAGATCGAGTGGCAGCACATCATTAAGGGTAGACCGTACTGGATGAGCAAGAACGTGCGCACGATCAACTTTGCAAAGTTTCTCTGCTATTACACCAGCAAAAAGACCTGTCTGGATCTCAATGTGACGATCAGTGGCAGCGACAGGGCGGATTATATCAATCAGTGCATTGGTGCAATGATCCAGAAGTCCATCCGGGATAAGGTAGAGGATGCCTGCGGCGCGGGCGGCATTATTTTTAAGCCGAGCGGTACATATAATCCGGCGGGAGCAATCGACTATGTAATGCCAGGCAGCTTTGCAGTGACAGAGAAGAACAGCAACGGGGATATCCTTGGGGTTATATTTATTGACCGGCAGATCAAGGGAGATAATTACTATACCAGATTGGAGTATCAGCACTTTACATCTTCGATCTCTGACGATGGAGAAGGAGTTGGAAGAACATACACCATTGAGAATAAGGCTTTCAGATCAAAGGGCAGCGACAGTCTGGGGCGCAGCATTGCACTGGCAGATGTACCGGAGTGGAAGAATATACCGGAATCAGTCACAATCTCCAATGTGGAAAAGCCATTGTTTGGGTATTTCAAGATGCCGTATAACAACACCATTGACTATACATCACCGGAGGGTGTGGCAGTATTTGCGAATTGTATCGAGGAACTGCGCAATCTGGATGTAGCGTGGAGCAGGAAAGATGATGAGGTCGATGATTCACAGCATATTACATTTATTGATGAAAATGCATTGATGAAACGCGATAAGAATACTGGAGATAAGGAAAGACTTGAACTTCCAAGATTTGTAAAGGGATTGAGGATGGGGGTTGAAGCTTCTAATACGGTTAATGAACATGTACCAACACTGTTGACAGAACAGAGAGTTGCAGATATTAATTCCATTTTATCTATGATATCAACCAAGGCAGGATTCTCACAGGGGCAGTTTGTTCTTGATCGCAAGACAGGGATCGCCACAGCAACGGAGATTGAAAGTGACGACAGTGAGACTGTGGAGACCATTACAGATATGAGGAATGCACTGAAATCTGCGATCAAGGATCTGGTATATGCACTGGACAAATACTGCGATGTATTTTTTAATATGCCGAGCGGGTACGTCAACGCACTGGATGAAAGCGTTGCGGATGAAGATGTATTTTATTTTAAGGATCTGCTGGCATCGTTTGAACAGGATCGAACCAGAGCATATCAGCTTATGATGAACGGTGTATACAGTAAACGAAAATACCTCAAAGAGTATGAGGGATTTAATGATAAAGAGATTGATGAGATGTTTGCGGAGTGTGACGAAGAAAATGCGGGGGAGGACAAAGGCGGACTGTACGGGGAGGAATAAAGATGGTACTAAAAATAATCATGCTCTTATTTTGTGTTTCATTTATGGAAGAAATGGATAAGGCAAGGAACAAGAAAAAAATATGTGACATAATTTACTGGGGATTTTTAATGGTAAGTGCGGCGATTGCAGTATGGGGGATGTAAATGAGGTACGACAGGACCGTTGGAAACATAAATATAAGGCTTGATACAAGCAGAATTGACGGAAATCTTAGACACGCACAGGATAAACTGGACATGCAGGTCTTGAATGACATGATTCCATATATGCCGTTTCAACAGGGATCTATGGTAGGAGCAACGAATATTATTGAACCCGGATTGATTGAGACGAATGTGCCATATGCGCATTATCAGTATATGGGAGAATTGTATCTGACAGAGGATGGAAGATCATGGGCGCGCAGCGGAGAAAAGAAATATCCAACTGGCAGGCCATTGCACTACGATGCGAACGGGCATCCGAAAGCTACGGATCATTGGTTTGAGAGAGCGAAGGAAACACATGGTCAGGAATGGGTTGATTTGGTTAAGAGAGAGGTAGGAAGAGGATAATGTTAACGCCGGATTATTTTTACGGAAAATCAGATAAACTGATAGAAATGTATCAGGAACTGGAAGATTGGATTATCAGTGATATAGCAATGCGTTTGATAAAATCCGGGGAAATGTCTGGCACTACTGATCGGGAACTTTGGAAACTCCAGCAGATGGGATTGCATCATACTGAAATTGTAAAAAGAATTTCAAAAATGACAGGAAAGAGCAGGGACGAAGTGCGGCGTTTATTGCGTGATAGTGTTATGACATCATTCTCTGATGATGCAGAGGTTTTAAAACGGCTTGGAGATATTCAAACGCCTTTACAAAATAATGCAGCTATCATGGCAATGAATGCCGAAATGATGAAAACATTCGGAGAATTGAATAATCTTACACGCACAACTATGTTGCAGACGCAGAGAGATTTACTCAATATGCTGAATGAGGTAGATTATCGTGTGGCATCTGGTATGCAGTCGTATAGCAGTGCAATATGTGAAGTGCTTGACAGATATGCACAGAGCGGCGTTGTGATTGATTATCCAACGGGTGCCAGGCGTTCTTTAGAAGCGGCAGTGCGTTGTTGTGTTGTTACTTCTATGAATCAGACGGCTGCTCAGGTAACTAATCAATACATAGCGCAAAAAGGAATAGAGTATGTTCTTGTATCGGCACATATGGGAGCACGGCATAGCAAAAAGTTCCCGGATGGAATACCATCACACGATCATTGGCAGGGAAAAGTATATAAAATCGTCGGGAGTGATAAAGACGCACCAAATCTGTTAGATGCAACCGGATACACCGTAGATCCAAAGACAGGACAGGGAAGAGTTGTAGATCCTCTTGGACTGCATGGATATAATTGCAGGCATTCCCATAAGCCGTGGGATAAGTCTCTGCGAAATCCTTATGTTGATGCAGATGGAAATCCTAAAATTAATGTGCACGAGAGCCAGGAATTGTATGAGAAACAACAGCAGCAGAGATCAATGGAGCGTGCTATTCGGCAGACCAAGCGCGAATTGCTGGCAAAACAGGCAGAGTTAAGCGGCATAGCAGAGACTGATGTAAAAGATATGTTGCAGCCACAATATGATAAACTTGCTTATAAACTGCGGATACAAAATCAAAAATATAAGCAATTCTGCGCGGATAATGGATTGCAGACACAGGCTGATAGAATCAAGGTTGCAGGATTCAAGAGGGCGCAGTCGGCAAAGGCGAACGGCAGGGCAATGGCTTATAGCAATTCTGTCAAAGTTCCGATGGAAAAAGCGAAGAATGTGGGTTATACTAAAAGAACAAAGAAAGAACTTGAGCAGACTGCACGACAGATAAAGGATGAGATAACGCAATACTCTGATAGACCGTCGAAATGGAGTGGGAATATTATTGTTGATAATTTAATGATGTCTGGTGGAACATTGGGGGCAAAAGAATGGTCCTGTGATATTTCTCTTATTGATACGGCTGACGATGGAACCATATGGCATGAAATGTTGCATTCGTGTTCTTGTAGTTATTATAGGCATGAGGTATATGATGCAAATGAATATATAGAAGAAACCAGTGTGGAATGGTTGAAACAGCAAATTTGTAAAGAAAAAAATATTGTAAATTCGTATGCTTATGAAGATAAAACAATTGTTCTGCAGTCATTAAATGATAGTTTTTTATTTGGTACAGATATGGAATTTGCAAAAGAATTATATAATGTACCGCTTCCAGAGCGCTATCAATGGTTAAAGAACAGGGTTGATGAATATTTGAAAAGAGCAGGTGCTTCAAATAAAGATTACGAGGATGTCATGAACTTTGTTGAAAGATTGAAAGGTGGCAGTAATGGCAGACATTAAAGGACTTTTAAAAACAATTCAAGAGTATAATAAAAAATATGTTATTACTGAAAATTCAAGTGAAGCAGATAAACTGATTGCAAAAATAAGAGAGAAAAAATATTCGAAAGAAGACTATTTTGAAACCGAAAAAGCGGTATCCGATTTTATGAAATCAGATGCATCCGAAGAAGATAAACAAAAAGTTCGTGGTTATACAGAGTCATTATATATGATGATATCTGCAATCAGAGATTATGGACTGGATATTTAGAGGTTATATATAACGGAATGAATAAAAGACAGGCACAGGCTGAGTATTTGAATTTATTAAATAAAAAACTTGATGAAGAAGAAAAAATTATAGAGGATGCAAAACGGAAAGGGATCTGGAAAGATGTTCTTGATTCAAACAGAGAACTTTTTAAAGAATTGGATACAGAATTTGCAAGAAAAATAGAGAAATTGAAAGCTAAAGGTCAAGGAGAGGGAGCATAGTGCTTCCTCTTTATTGCCTTCGTTGGTCATCAATATAGAGTATAGTAGTGCCATACGGTTCAATATATAATGTCTTGTCAATTCTGCGAACATAGTTTTCGTTGCCATCATTGCGGATTTGAATTTGATAGGATACTGTTGCGTTTTTACTGGTAAAAGATAAATCTCCTTTTTTAAAATCACCGTTTTGGTCAAAATATAATTTATAAAGATAAAAATCGCCATGATTACCATGAGAACTTAACCACAGATAAAATGGATATTTGCATTTCCGCATGGTCGAGGTATATGGGGTAAGTCTAAGATGGGAAACGGGAAGGTTACTCCCTATAGCAGGATTAGTGTCAATTTTATTTGGTAATAGGGTACCTTTAAAATATTTATAAAAAGGTTTGATAAGAGCATTAGCGTTATGAAGATATTCGTATGCTTTATCAAGATTATAGGTATCTAGGCAGATGCATGTGAAATGCTCATAAATGAATTGGTGTTTTAAATCGAAAGGTTTCATATCATAAATAGCCACGTCTTGATAGGTTATATTTAAGTTATTCTCTTTTTTGCGTGCTTCACGTTTATAATATTGCTCCATTTTAGGGTTTGGTGTATATGTGGATGTGGCAGCTATCTGAACAGATGCGACGGAATTTGTAGCGTCTGGAAGTTTGAATAAATCGAGTATTTTTTGCATTATTGACATTGGCGGATGCTCCTTTCTACTAAGAGATAAGAGTATTTTAGCATACTAAGAGCAGATGTGCATTATAAAGTCCCCCACTTACATAACGTAGGCGGGGATTTTTGTAAATAAGGTCTTGCTTAGTCAGAAGTGGTCTCTTTGCGTGTGGAAATGGTAATATCGTTTTTGGTTTTGGTAACAGTATTGTAAGTGGTAATTTCATCTTCCAGAACATGAGATAAAATATTATTAAATTGCTGTATGATGTATAATTTGTCTATTTCTTTAATTTGGTGCTGAGGGATAGGAGTTGCGTTATCTTTATTAAGAAAATTTTCCATATTACACCAATCGGCAGGGGTCCTTATTTTGTATAAAAGGATACTTTTTAATAGATGCTCAAATTCTGGTTGTATAATTATAAAATTCAAAATATCAGATAGGGAAATTCCATTGTATTTATCTATTATTAATGGAAGTTGCTTTAATTTTTGGATTGCTTCATCTGAAAGATTTAATTGGTCGCATATAGTTCTGTTTTCTGATGATTTAGAATTAGTAATTCCTATTAGGTAATCTGTTGTTACATTAAAATAATTTGCAATTCGTATTAGTGTTTCATAACTCGGTTGTTGATCGCCACGTTCGTATTTGCTTAGAGAGGAATAGGATATATTCAAGTCATTAGCAACATCACGTAATGATTTGTGCATTTCAGTGCGCAATTCTTTTATTCTAATCATATATGTGTACCTCCTAGAAACATAATAACATAAATTGGATAAATTGTAAAAATATATATTGACAAAGCATTGATTGGAAAATATAATAATGAATGTGTTCTGATAGTAAACACGAAAGGAGATGAGTAGAAGTGAAAAGAGTAATAATTGAACTCGATGAAGAGTTTCACAAGCAGTTAAAAATCTTTTGTTTCACGAATGGTATTACGCTGAAAGATTATATTACTGGTTGCGTAAAAAGGGATTTGGAAGCAAAAAAAGAGCAAACACGATAACTTTGGCGAGTGCGTGTTTGCTCGAATGGAACCTATTAACCATAGGAATTTCCTATTCGCATTATAGGGGATTCCGCCAGTTTTTGCAAGGAGGAATTGCAAAATGCAGAATGAAATAGTGGAAATTAACTCAAAAGAAGTTGTAGTTAAGGAATTTAGAGGTCAGCGTGTAATAACATTTAAAGATATTGACCGGGTGCATGAAAGACCAGATGGAACAGCAAGAAGAAACTTTAATATCAACAAAAATCATTTTATTTTAGGAGAAGATTACTTCGTACGAAATTCGTTCGAAGCAAAAGAAGAATTTGGTGTGACGGCTCCGAATGGTATGTATCTTATCACAGAACAGGGCTATCTTATGTTGGTAAAGTCCTTTACGGATGACTTGGCATGGACTGTTCAGAGACAGTTGGTAAATAATTATTTTAAACAGCAGACAGTACATTCCATTACATATCAGTACCCAGTATCCCCGGCGGCACTGGAAAGCGCAACAAATGCTGGTCGTTTATTTGAACGCATAATGAAATCAGAGGGTGCGTGTCCACATGAGATTGCTATGGTGGTTAAATCAATATTCAATCAGGCAGGAATTGAAGTCAGAGAGCAGTTTGTTAAAATTCCGGCATATGAGCAATTAGCACTGGATATTATCACACGGTAGGGGGGGGTGCACTATGGCAAGAATAAAAGATACTATGAAAGTGATAAGCGATACAAGAGGTAAAATTGATAAAAATTATGATATGTTTGCGTCAAATATTATACATATCAGTAATGCGAGTGCAAATACATATGAAGCAATTAATAATGCTTTTTTCTTTGGATACGCACAGGGGCAAAAGGCAGCCAAAGCAAAAAGGCGAAATGTGTAAAGTATGGTGGTGCTTAGAGAACTTGGAAACAGACTCTTTTTCTTTGCTTAAAAATGGCACAAATCTATTCCACACTCATGATAAAATAATATTAACAAATAAATAAGCACCGGACGGAACGTAGGAAGCCGTCCGCTACCCTAGAAAAATTATAGGATGTTGTTAAGGCACGTCCTGTTTTTGGGCGTGCTTTTTTCTTTGTATTTTGCCAGCTATGGAGTAAATAGCAACTCATTCGCGCCGGACTGACCGGAGTAAAAACTTGGAAAGAAAGAGGTAAGGAACATGGTAAAAGTAATCAGCGAATTGGAGAAGATTGGTCTGTCACTGACAGATGAGCAGAAAGAATCCATCAAAAAGAGTATGGGCGAGGAATTATATTCTAAGCAGGAATTGGACAAGAAACTTTCCAAAACGCAGGAACTCGAAGAAAAAAATAAGGAACTTGTAGGAAAGCAGGAAACTCTTGAAAAGGAATTACAGACTATGAGAGATTCCGCACCGGATGCAGATGCACTGAATCAGAAGATTGCAGAACTGACGACCACACTGGAAACAGAACGTAAGGAGCGCGCAGAGAAAGACGAAAGGGCAAGACTCGACAGCCTTGTGACAGATTTCTTTGCAGACAAGCATTTTGTTAATGCTATCACAGCAGACGCGATCAAAGCGCAGCTGGTCGACAAACTTAACTCTGATGAAGCACGCGGAAAAAGTATTTCAGATCTGTTTGACGCCATTGTCAAGGATGATAAAGGCAATTATAAACCGGACATTCTCATTGATGATAAGACATTCCAGGCGCAGCAGAACCGCAGCCAGATTGTTGGAAATCCAATTAATCAGCCGGATGGGGCAAAACTTTCTATGGCTGAACTTATGAAACTCAAAAACAAAAACCCGGATATGGATATTACGCCATATCTGAACAGAAAGAAGGAGAAATAACACATGGCATTATTTGATTTGGTAAATTTCAATGGTGAAGTATTTGATGCGGCAGTGCGCGAGACTCCGAATATGCGTTTAAATGAACTGCTTCATTGCGGCGCGATCGTAGAGCGTGGCGAGTATGCACCTTTATTGCCGGACCAGAAGGGCGGTAACTTTATCACAACTCTGATTAAGGCGCGTTTATCTGGCAAGACCGTAAATTATGACGGCAAGACAGACATTACAGCAGAAGAGCGCGGCAATTACACTATGGGGCGCATCGTTGTCGGCAGGGCACAGGGATGGACAGAGAAAGATTTTGTATCTGACATTTCGGGGGATGATTATTCCGCAGCAGCCGGAGAGGTCGCAGAGTTCTGGGACGATGTAGATCAGGATACGCTTCTTAGCATTCTTAAAGGTGTGTTCTCTATGAGTACCGGAGAGGGTAAGAAGTTCGTAGATGCGCACACCTACGATATTACTGCAGAAACAGAAAATACTTTCGGACCTACAACCCTTAACAATGCAATGCAGAAAGCACTGGGAGATAAGAAAGCAAACTTCTCACTTGCAATCATGCATTCTGTGGTCGCTACAAATCTGGAGAATCTTAAGCTGCTGGATTACATGAAATATACAGATGCCGATGGTATCGAACGTGATCTGGGGCTTGCTACCTTAAACGGCAGGATCGTACTTATTGACGATACGATGCCGGCTGTGGAAGTTGCAGAATCTTCTAAGGGTGCGGGGGATGGATATACAAAATATACCACCTATGTTCTTGGCAACGGAGCAATCGAGTACACAAACTGCGGTGTAAAGGTTGCATCTGAAATGGATCGTAATCCGGCGAAGAATGGTGGAGAGACAACATTGTATACCAGACAGAGAAAAGTATTTGCTCCATACGGTATTTCGTGGAAGAACACAGGTGTGATCTCTCCGACTGGTGCACAGTTGGAGACAGGGGCAAACTGGGAAATTGCACAGAACAACTCTTCTGATAAGCCAGATTACTTCCCGGCAAGAGCAATTAACATTGCGCAGATTATTACCAGGGGGTAAGAAAAAGGGGGATTTCTGATGGGATACACCACATATGACTTCTACAAAGAAAAATATTATGGGGATTCTATCGGGGAATCCCTTTTCCCCAAGTGGGAAGATCGTGCATCTGGCAAGTTGAATCAGTTGACCTATGGACACATCAACGATGATACCCGAACAGAATTTGACGAACGGATTCAGAAAGCCACCTGTGCACTTGCAGATCTGCTCTATCAGATAGATTTCAAGACCAGTCATGCCAGTGATGAAAAAGGCGGCAATGTCAAGTCAATGTCTTCTGGTGGGCGGTCAATCAGCTTTGGTACAAATGAGACACTTATTGATAAGGTGCTGGGGGATAAGGTAGCACAGAACCGGTTGTGTTATGACACGGTGTGTGAATACTTATCCGGCACCGGATTGTTATACGCGGGGGTGTGATGATGCTTTTGAAAAGATTATTCTGCAAACACAAGATGGTGCCGTATGGATATGTTGATGTGCATATTGGTGGAAATCATTACCGGCGCAAACATATTTGGAAGTGCGTTAAATGCGGTAAGGAGCGTGGCTTGTAATGGGATTCTTTGATAACAAGACTGTCACACTATTCAACCGCTCATTTAATGCAGAAACCGAGGAAGAAACATATTACCCGACATTGCTTGAGGGTGTCGACCTTGTGGAAACCAAGGGCGCGAACGTCTCCAAGAGTGGTATGGACAGTGCAGATGCGGCAAAGCTGTTTGTATGTATTGGTGATGTCAACAAAACATACATGGAGCCGAAAGCGTGGGATGCACTGACGGAGGATGAAAAGAAGAATTACATCACATTTCATTCCACGGAAGATTTTTTTGTTAAGGGAGATCAGGCAGCCGTTGATCTGCCGGAAACGGACGCTTACGAATGGATGCGAAACAATTTTGATGATGTCTATAAGGTAACGAACATCGACAAATATGAGGATATTCTTCCTCATTTTGAAGTAGGAGGCGTATAAATGGCAGAACCAGAAAAACTTACCATCCGGGATGCAGAGAACGCACAGAAAGGCATTCTTGCACTTGCTCTGGCATACCCGGACTATCCCAAGCTGTTTAAGGCTGACAATACGACGATAAGATGGAACTCCATCAAGGCGGATAGATCTATTGGATTATTCCCCATACAGGGGGCAGTATATCTGAAAAAGTATGTCAGTGGCAGCTATGTGGCGCAGATGCCTTTTCAGATACTTTATAAGTGTTCACCGACTACCAACAGGGCGAGCATTGAAGCACAGGAGATGTTGAATAACCTTGCGGCATGGATGGAAGAGAGCGGAATTGAGTTTAAAGATCCACATCTGACATTACAGTCAATTACGAGGACATCCCCGGTATATGGTGGCGAACAGGATGAAAAAACGGTTGTGTATGCCATTAATATACAACTGAAGTATTTTTACAAAAAATAACAGGAGGAAGATACATGAAAACGAACTTACAGTTTTTCGCCGAAGATCGTACCAACATGGTGTCATTACTTGATATTGGTACTCTCATCGGCAGTACAGCCAAGATCGTAGAGATGGGCGATGGCTACAAAGAGATCACAGAGGACTGGGGACCGAATACAGAGTCAACCCAGTACGTCAACATGAAAAACGCAAATAACACGGTAAAGGGATACGAGTTTTCGACAACGCCGGAGCGTGATTACATGTCTGATGATATGCAGACTGCAATCGACACGATGTTCAAAATGTTCCCGACGGGAAAGCAGTGTGAGACATATTATTACAGATATTACAAAACAGACATCACAAAAAATACAGGCGATTGCATCCGCGTCCCGGTTACGGTGTGCCCGTCAAGCACAGGCGGCTCCGGCGGCGATACGCTGACATCTTCGATTCAGATCAACGGAAATGGTGCGGTAGAACTTGGAACGATCACGATCGCCGGTGATGGCACATTTACATGGGCGGCGAAAGCGTCCGGTACATCAGGAAAATAATAAACGGTGTTAATCAAAAATTAGCATAATCGGGTGGGTTCCTTTAAGTCCTGCCCGATTTCTGAAAGGATGGTAATTCCATGGAAGAATTAGTATTAGACAGTGGTGTCAGAAAAATCGCAATTAAAAATGAGGACGGGGATGTCATTACCGTGTTGAGTATCAATGTCGCAGATGCCGACACAGCCGAGCAATTCAGACAGGTCATCAACAAACTGGAAAGAATCTCCGAGAACTGTGAGAAAGAGGCGGCAGCATGGAAGAAAGAACATGCACAGGATGAGGTAGATTCTGACAACGTTGATGTTGAGTCGGTTTTACAGGCAAACAGAATCCGGGTGAAGTACCTGAAACAGATCGCAGCAGAGATCGACGGTCTGTTCGGGGAAGACACAGTAAAAAACGTGTATGGAGATTTCACGCCGGATGAGACAGCACTGGTGGAATTTGTCGAGAAGATCATCCCGGTCATGAATAAACTCTTCGGCAAGCGTTACGAGATGACCAGAAAACGCTATAACTCCGGCAGAAAAGGAGCGCGAGTATGATTAACGTCATGCTCGATCCGCTGCCTGAGGAATGGAACGGGTACAAGGTCAATACGTCATTTCGTATCGGCATACAGGTATTCCTTGTGCAGTATGACAAAGAACTGAATGAGTATGAGAAGAGTGATGCACTGATCTATCTGCTGTTCGACGAACGGGAGCACCCGGACGGGGATGATCTTCGCCAGTGTGTGGAGTGGTTTCTAAATGGCTGGTTCCATGACAAACCGGGATCGTCAAAAGATAACCGCAGGCTGGTAGATTACGACATTGACCAGTGGCGTATCTATGCAGACTTCCGGCAGATATATGGGATCGATCTCTCCTTGGATGAAATGCACTGGTGGATGTTCAATGGTCTGCTCTGGAATATGCCTTATAAACAGTCATCATTCCAACAGGTTATAGAGATCCGCAGGAAGAAAATCACATCCAAGATGGGAAAAGAAGAGAGACAGGCGATCAAGGAGGCACAGGAAATGTATGCCTTAGAACAGCCGGAAGAAAAGAAAGAGTATACCGAGGATGAAAAAGCAAAGATTGACGAATACGATCAGATGATGGCAGAAATCAGAGCAAAGAAGAAAGCAGAGCAAAGAAGAAAGCAGAAAAGGAACTGGGATTAGTTTAGGGAGTGAGGATTGCATATGGCTGGTGGATATGATGGAGAAATCAGAATAAGGACATTAATTGAAAATGGAGATGCATCCAGCAGTCTGTTGCAGTTGGAGTCACGGTTTCAGAAACTGACGCGGGAATCACAGCGTCTTACCGATCAGATGCGGCAGATGGAACAGATGAGGATTCCGACAGAAGAGTATCAGCAAGTACAAGATCAGCTTAATAAAGACAATACAGCTTTAGATAAATTATTAGAGCGTATGGAACGTTTTAAAGCTGTTGGCGGTAAAACAGATAGTCGTACATTTAAAAATATGCAGTATGACGCAGAACAATTATCGGAATCGATACGGTATGCCAACGGAGAGTTGCAGGCAATGAGAAATACCGGTACTGCCTATGTTGATCCCAAAAGCACAACAGAATATCAGCAGAAAGCAGAGCGTTTACGAGAAGTAAATAGCCAGATGGAGATTTTGAACCAGCGGATGAATGAGGCGGCAGACAGAGAAGCCAGAACCGGAAATACGGGTGAGCAGAGTCTTAGCAAAACACAAAAAGCTGCTGAAAAGGCAAAGACAGCGATTGCCGGCATGATTCCGACGGTCGGAAAAGTAAAAAGTGCTTTATCTTCGGTTGGGAGTGCTGCAAAAAGAGTTTTCAATAGTATTTTTAATCATACCAAGAAATCAGGCGGAATGATTGAAAAATTTGGTAAACGAGTAAAGAAAATTGCTCTAACAATATTGGTGTTTCAGTGGGTTTCAAAAGCGTTCCGGGCAATGATTGATAGTATTAAGTCAGGAATCCAGAATTACGCAAAGTATTCCGGCGATTTCAATCAGAAAATGTCAGAACTTAAATCATCGGCAACGAATTTAAAAAATGCTATCGGCGCAGCAGCAGTCCCAATTGTCAGTGCACTGGCACCAGCTTTAACAACGCTTTGCAACTGGCTTGCCCAAGCAATCAATCTCTTTAATCAGTTGTTTTCTGCACTTTCCGGGAAAGGTACATGGAGCAAGGCGAAGAATCAGCAGGTAGACTATGCGAAATCCTTAAATGGTACTGCGAATGCTGCCAAGAAAGCAAAAGGTGCATTGCAGGGATTTGATGAGTTGAATGTAATCAGCTCGAATGATTCTGGCAGTGGCGGCGGTGGAAGCGGAACCACAGGAGTGTCATATGAAGAGATGCCGATATCAGACAGTATTAAAAAGATAAAGGATATATTGGCTGGTGAGGATTGGACAGAACTTGGAAAAATCATTGCGGATAAGCTCAACAGCGCAATGAAAAGTATTCCGTGGGATTCCATCCAGGCAGAAGCGGAAAAGACTGGAAAACGAATCGGAACGCTGATAAATGGATTTGTAAGTGATTTTGACTGGAACTTATTAGGATATACACTTGCACAAGGAATTAATACAGCACTTATATTTTTGAATACATTCTTAGAAACAGTTGACTGGACAAAACTGGGATCTGGACTGGCTACTGGAATAAATGGTTTGGTAGATAATTTGGATTGGAGTCTGCTGGGGACAACAATCAGTAATGGCTTGAATGCGGCTATTGATACAGCATATGGATTTGTTTCGACTCTTGATTGGGGAAAAATGGGACAAAGCGTAGGACAGGCATTGTCAAATGCAATTCAGAATATTAAGTGGACGGAGTTTGGAGAAACAATCGGAACTGCGGTCACAGGGTTGATTACATTTTTGGATGAAACAATAAAAAATACAGACTGGAAATCCCTGGGACAGGGCATTGTTGATGCCATTGGTGGATTTTTCGAAACGCTTGACTGGGGAGTTATTGGAGATACATTATCAAGCGCGCTGGCGGGATTATGTGATTTTCTTAGTGGCGTAATTGATGAGATCGATTGGAGTGGGATACCAACATACATAGCGCAAAGCATAGCGGATTTATTGAAAGGATTTGACTGGGCGAGTGCAATGGAGAGTGTTGCAGAACTTCTTTTCCAGGCATTAAAGGCCGCTATTGAGTTACAGGATAGTATTTGGGACTTGCTCGAAAGCGCTTGGGATAATGTAAAGGATTACTTCAATGACTACATTAAAGAGGCTGGCGGAAATGTAATCGAGGGACTCTATAACGGAATACTGGATGCATTGAAAAATGTTGGAACATGGATTGTAGAAAATATTTTTAACCCATTTATCGAAGGATTCAAGAATGCTTTTGGCATCCATTCCCCATCGACTGTAATGGCAGAAATGGGCGATTATATCATCGAGGGACTTAAAGTTGGATTGACAGGTATGTGGGAAAGAGTGAGTGATATCATTGAAAAATTCAAAGATAATACGAAAAAATCATTTACGGATGTAAAAGACAATGTCATTACCACACTTAATAATATGAAAGAAAAGGTGGAGAATATTTTTCAAAATATGTGGGGCGGAGTCAAAAATATTATCAATACAATGCTTGGCGGCGTAGAGAAAATGGCGAATGGAATGATAAACGGTTTAAACACGATGATAGGTGCTTTGAACGGACTGCAATGGGATATTCCTGATTGGGTACCAATCATAGGTGGAAATAAGTTCGGGTTAAGCATTCCGACAATCAGCAATGTTTCCATCCCACGTCTTGCCAATGGTGGTATCACAACCGGCAGCACTCTCGCAAACATCGGAGAAGCAGGACGCGAAGCAGTACTTCCGCTCGAAAATAACCTGTCTTACATGAAACCGCTTGCAGAAATGATCGCAAGTGAGATGAAAGGCGTGCAGACGGTGCGGATCGTAGCGGACGAAGGAAAGATTTTTAAAATTGTACGGGAAGAGGCAAACGACTATTACCGGAGAACCGGAAACCCGGCATTTGATTTATAGGAGAAGTGAGAAATGGCATACAGCGGTTTTTTAATAAAAGTAGGCAATTACACAGTTCCTTTCCGGTACATAGAAGCAAAGAAATATAAATGCGGTATCAAGGGGCAGGATCTTGATTCTTACCGGGATGCGAACGGGATACTGCACCGGGAGGCATTGAGCAACGTCTCGATTAAAACAGAATGGGAAACGCCGGGAGATATAGATGAGAAAGCATTGCGTGCACTGATGGATAACATCAGATCCCAATATTCCCATGCAATCGAAAAGAAATCGCTTGTTACCGCATGGATGCCGGAAATCGGCAATTATGTAACGATGGACTGCTATATGCCCGACGTGGAGTATCAGATAGATTATGCAGATGAATGGACGGTCCAGTATGGATCATTCCGGCTGGCATTTATCGGATATGGAGGTGTAATTGGATGATTGATTTTAAATATGCTGATTTATTTAAACAGAATAGCGTTGATGTCCAGCTTGAGATTATTTCCGATGATGAGAAAATCCATATCACAAATACGGAATTTCATGAGGAAGAGTTTGAATTAACAGAAAGCCTGTGTTCACAGTCTGAATTGACTTTTGGTGCTGTCGAAGCCGGATCTGTAAAATTTAAGGTATCAAATATTTTTCTTCCAATGAAAGGGAGATGGATGACCGTCAAGATGATAATTGGCGGGCACACAGATCAACCCTTTTTGATAGGAAGATTCAAAGGTTATTCCGATACACCGACTGCTGACAGAAAATACCGAGATGTAGTGGCATATGATGCCCTTTATGACATTTTAAATGCAGATGTGGCAGCATGGTATAACACTGTCTTTCCATCCCATAAAGAGCAGCAGAAAGATAAAGATGGAAAAACTACGACTGTTACAGTTTATGATCCAGTCACAATGAAACAGTTCCGGAACAGCTTTTTTAAGCACTTCGGGATCGAACAGGCGGACATTGCTCTCATTAATGACAATATGTCTATTGAGAAAACGGTAGCGGTCACGGCATCCAGTGAGACAAGCTCTGCTACAGAGGAATCAAGCACCATAGGCGAATCCATGAGCGGCAAAGAAGTGTTGTCCTGCATTTGTGAGATCAATGGCTGCATGGGGCACATGGGGCGTGACGGGAAGTTTCATTATATATATCTGGAGCAGAATATACAGGGACTTTATCCGAGAAACGATCTTTATCCGGCAGATGATTTGTTCCCAAGAGATCCGAAAAGCAACCGGATCGGGAAGGATTTATATATAACGGCTGAGTATGAAGATTCTCTTGTTAAAACAATCAATAAGTTACAGATCCGGGAGCAGAAGAATGATATCGGCGTGATCGTTGGTACTGGAGACAATGCTTATGTGATCGAGGATAATTTTCTTGTATATGGCAAAGGCACAAAAGAACTGAAAGGCATTGCAAAAAATATTCTTTCCAAGATCAGGGGTATTGTTTATCGCCCGTTTACGGCAGACTGCAAAGGAAATCCGTGTCTTGAGGTCGGGGATGCAGTGCGGCTGCCGACCAGATATGAACTGATTGAGTCCTATATTCTGAAAAGAACCCTGAAAGGTATACAGGCTTTGCGTGATGATTTGGAAGCGGATGGGGAAGAGTACCGGACAAACGGGGCGAACGGAATACAGAAAAGTATTTTAAAGCTCAAAGGCAAGAGCAATGTGTTGGAGCGAACCATTGAAAAGACACAGAGCACGATCGAGAATAAAGAAGAACAACTGATATCACGGATCACGCAGACCGCAACCGAAATTCGCACAGAAGTTAAAAATACAACGGATGGTTTATCATCGAGAATCACGCAAAATGCGAGCAGTATTACAGCAGAAGTTAAAAGGGCCCAGGGACAGGAAGTTGAACTTGCAGCAGCTATTAAAATTAATGAGGACAAGATTACAGCGGAAGTTACGAGAGCAAGCGAAGCAGAGGGCGTTTTGTCCGGAAAGATAGAGGTAACTGCAACTAAGATACGGTCAGAAGTCAGTGCTTCGTTGAATGCATGGAATATTGATGGCTATGATATTAATTATTATGGTTTTGGAAAACCCCAAGATACTTACCCTGCATCATCCAAATATAATGGACGCAGTTTTTTAGATCAGGATAGTGGAAAATTGTATGGCTGCGATCCGGATGGCGGAATTAACAGCGGTAAATATAAATGGACATTGATAACCACGCTTAAGCAGCTTTCATCCAATATGTCCAGTGCGATTACGCAGACATCAAAGGGGATCGAAAGCAAAGTTACAAGAGATAGTGTTGTTTCAGAAATCAACCAGTCAGCCGAGGGCATCAAAATTAAAGCAAAACTGCTTGAATTAAAAGGTTCTATGGAAATGACCGGGGGATATATGCATATTCAAGCGGAAGAGTCTGTAGAAAACCTTATTGAATTTAAACGCAGTGGAACACTTGTACAGATGGGAACGGATGGATTTCGAACAGTGGAAGGAACGCTTGAAAGTCCAAACCATCAATGTGTCGTTCAATATAATCATATCTCACTAAATAAGGGCGGAACAGACACGGACCACTGCATGATTAATCTGGATGGGGATACCGGTGTTGCTGGATTTAGAGGGGGTGTGATTGACGGCTCAGATAAAAGAATGAAAAATACAATTTCAGACTTGGACAAAAAACGATCATCGGAGTTTATTTATTCTTTAAGTGCAAAATCGTATCGTTATAATTTCGAAAAAGATGGGTTCCATCATGGATTTATTGCACAGGATGTTTTGAAAAAAGCGGAAAAAGGGTGGAATATTTGTCCAAAAACGTTTTCAGACAGCAATGGGAAAAAGTATTACGGACTGAAATATACGGAACTGATTGCTGATCTGGTTGCAACAGTGCAATTACAGCATGAAGAAATAAAAGAATTGAAGGAAACGGTAGGTATTCTATGATAAATGCAAAAATTCGTGAATTTGAAAACGATATTATAAATTATGTAAATTTGTGCGGGGATGTCCCAATCGAAGCTAAGTACCTGGTGTTTAAGGATATTCTGAATCAGATCAAGGAAGAAGCAAACCGACAGGTTACAGTAGAGCGGGAACAAATGAAGCTTGCAAAGGAAAGGGAGAGTGAGGATCATGAATAAAGCGCATATTGATATTAATTGGGAGAATTACCCGAGTGATGAAACACCGCTTAATGAAAGAAACCTCAATAAAATGGATGGCTCGATTGATATCATTGATGATCGTGTAATCACTCTTGATACCACGAAAGCCACAAAAGCAGAGGTAGCAACTCTTGTTGCGGATGTGACCTTTAAGGAATCGACGGGAATTATCACAATCACGAAAAAGAACGGTTCCAAAGTTATGATCGATACGCAGATGGAGAAGATCGCGATCAACTTCGATTATAACCCGACTACACAGCAGATTATTTTGACTCTGATCGATGGTACGAAGCAGTACATAGACCTGTCGGCACTGATTACACAGTATGAGTTCTTTGATTCTGATACGGTAGCTTTTTATATTGACAAAGACGGAAAGGTATCAGCTATTGTCAAAGAGGGAAGCATTGAGGAAAAGCATTTAGAGCCTAACTATCTTGCGAAAATCAAAGTGGAAGTGGCAAAGGCAGAGTCAAGCCAGCAGGCAGCGGCAATGTCTGAAATAAACGCCAAAGCAAGTGAGAATGCCGCAAAAGCCAGTGAAACAGCGGCAAAAACATCCGAAACCAATGCCAAAGCGTCAGAGACAGCAGCGGCGAAGTCAGCCACGGCGGCAGCAATATCCGAGACTAACGCAAAAGCCAGTGAGACATCCGCCAGTCAGTCTGCAGCCACAGCCACAAGTGAAGCGGCATCTGCCAGCCAGTCCGCCAGAACCGCCATAGATAAAGCCACAATCGCAACGCAGAAAGCAACAGAGATCATCGGTAAAGCCGAATCTGCAGCAGATAGTGCAACCAAAGCACAGAGTTATGCTGTTGGTGGTACAGGAAGCAGAGAGGGCGAGGATTCTGACAATGCCAAGTATTACTATCAGCAGGCAAAAGATGTATCAGAAGGACTTAAAGGTGGATTGCAGCCACACGGAACAGTTGCATTTGCAGATCTTCCGGCACTTGCGGATGTTAGCACAGGGTGGATGTTCAATATTTCAGACGAATTTACAACCACGGATGATTTTAAAGAGGGAGCCGGGAATGTAATTCCGGCAGGTGCCAATATTTATAAAACATCAGATGAAAAGTGGGACGTGCTTGCCGGAACTCCAGTTACCGGAATCAAAGGTGTAAATGAAGATTCTTTCCGCAGGGGCAATGTAGAACTCACAGCAGAAAACGTCGGTGCAGTGGCAACTGGTGGAGATACAGCAGAGAATACAGCAACTTTTACGAGTAGTGATGTGGCAGACGGATCATCGTCAGCATGGACGAATGTATCGAAATTATCAAGTGGCGAAAAACACTCTTCAATTTTTGCGAAGGTGTCACAGATGTTCAAGAATGTGCGGTATCTCTATAAAATGCTTGGAACAACGGATATTTCTAAGATTGGGAATGGGACATGCACGGGAGCGATATCATCGTTAAACAGCAGTTTAAAGAAATATTATACACAGACAGAGGTTGATAATATTATTAAAAAAAACAAGGTGAAATCCATTGTTATAGAGTTCGAAGGCGTTACTACCAATGAAAGCAAAGCATTTTTCCCAAAATATACCTATTGGGGATATGTCGGCGAAAAAACCACTGAAATTGATAATTTAATAGCACAGGGGCACACAATTCTTGGCGGTTTTATCTGCGGCGGTCCACACAACGATGCCTCCATGGCTGGCAATGGTTCAGATAACATAGGTGTTATAGTCGGTTCAGCAACTTATTATAACGTCCCATATTCATTTTACGTTTTTTCACAAGCTTATCAGACAATAAGAATTAAGGTCTGCGTTTTATATATTTAATATTTAACACAGTTTTATAGCAGTTATCTTTGTACTGATCTGCCCGAACGTCACCGCTTTTGGCACTTTTATCAAAAACTTTAAGTTGTTAACTGCCTTGCCGGATATTATTTCATGCATGGTCAGCCACGTGCCACCGTTTCCGTTATTTGGGGCGGTGATTCCAATCGCCTGATCGACGGTACTTTTTAATGATATAACATCCACGGCAGAACTTTCAGAAACCCAACAGTAATAATTTACCAGCCACGTTCCGGAATCAATAGATAATCCGTCCGCGCCTGCATAACTCCATGTATCGGAGAAGTATTTATTAAATTCGTTACTGCTTACCTGACGGTATCCGGTATTGAACATGGTTTTGGCGTCGGATTTCTTTAAATATGTGGTCGGAATATCATTACCATCGTGATCTGCATCAGCCCGACCAACACGTACAGCAGGATAGGTGTCGTCAAGTTCATTATGTGCGATCAGATTAATTACTTTTTCAGTGGAATCCTGTAGCGGTATGAAGTCCCCTAAGGTTCCGGACCAATCACTTTTTTCAATTCTAATGTAATGCTTATTTGTTAAACTGCTGTTTTACGAACAAAGCGGACAACTTGGCACAAAAGAAAAACTATGTAGAAATATAATAAAATCAAGAGCCTAAGAGCCGATTACATGACCATGTGTTGTGTAGCCGGCTCTTTTAAATAACAAGCCTTCGGGCAGAAAGAGAGGAAAAAAGAAAATGGAATCAATTATAACCGCATTAATCACAGGGGGGCTTGCACTGATTGGCACTGCACTGACAGTCAGTAGCAGTCAAAAAAAGACTGAACACAAACTGGAAACCGCACAGGCGGTCACAGATTGCAAGATTGAAGAGCTGACACGCGAGGTAAGATTACATAACAACTTCGCACAGCGCGTTCCAGTAATGGAAGAACAGATCAGGGTAATTAACCACAGAATAGCAGATTTAGAGGAGGAGTGATATTATGGCAGATTTAGGATTTTTAACAGAATTTATGGTGCCGGTAATAGTAGGGATTTGCCTTTGCGTCGGCTATGTAATTAAGAAATGGATTAAGGACGTTGATAACAAGTGGATTCCTACTGTATGCGCCGTTTTGGGCGTTATATTAGCAATTTGGATGAATGGATGGAGCGTTTCTCCATCAATCATTTTAAGCGGCTTATTCAGTGGATTAGCAAGCACCGGTTTACATCAGTTATTCAAACAGTATTTAGAGAAAGGCGGTAAAACAGAATGAGAGATATTAAAGCATTACACCCGGATTTACAGGAGAAAATCACACTTTTACAGAAGAAATGTGCGGCTGCCGGAATTACGATCGGCATTGGAGAATGTTTGAGGACGAAAGCAGAGCAGGATGCTTTATATGCAAAGGGCAGGACAAAGCCGGGAAAGATCGTCACAAATGCCAAAGGATTCAGTTACAGTTCCATGCACCAGTGGGGCGTAGCCTTTGATTTCTACTTGAAAATGGATGTGGACGGGGACGGTAAAACTTCGGATGATGCATTTAATAATTCTACCGGATTATATAATAAGGTAGGAAAAATCGGGCAGAGCATCGGCTTAGAGTGGGGCGGATCATGGAAATCCATTAAGGACAGACCACATTTCCAGTTACCAAACTGGGGAAGCACTCCGACAAAGTTGAAAAAAATGTACGGCACACCGGAGAAATTCATGGCTGTCTGGAAAAAGAGTGGACAGGCTGCCACAGCCACCAAGACGGAATATAAAGCCGGGAACTGGTACCGTGTGAAAGAAGCTGTCCCGGTCTGCAACGGTTATTACGGCGAGCACGGCAAGTATATTTACTTATCCAACCAGATCAAGACATCCTGTGACAATAAGAATGGTATCGGGTACTTGCACAATGGTGCCGACATTAAGCCGGTAGAGGTCAGAAAGTTCGATGACGGATCCGTGTGGTTCAAGCTGGACGCCACGATCGCATGTCTAGCTGTGGGCGTGGATGGAAAAGTTTATATTGGATGATGAGAGTGAGCCGATGCATATAAAATTGTACCGGCTCATAGTGCTTTTTAATCAGGCTTAATTCTTAACGGTTAGCAACAAATTAGTAACAGTTCGCTCAAAAGTACCAAAAAATCAAGGAAATTCTTACTTATTTATTAATATTTGCTTAAAATCCCTTATAAACTATATTCAGATGGAAAATTGTGCTACAATACCAATGATGGGCAGGTTTCGCAAAAACTGCCCCAAAAGAGAAAAATAAGAGGATGGGAGGCAAAATGTTATGATAAAAAAGAGACTGGAATGGTTAAAGCGCGGTCTGTGTATCACATTGGCGGGTACTATGATCATCTGTTCCGATACCATGGCATTTGCAGCAGAAGCGGCAAACGGACAGGTCGTAGAACAGACGGATGCCACAGAAAATGAGACTGGGGTTTTGACGGATGATCAGTCAGACCAGACCGGAGAAAATGGTGAACATGAGGATCCGTCCGGGGTAACAGGACAGACTGAAGCCGGCGAGGCAGCCGAAGCCGGCGAAACGACAGAAACAACGGAAGTAACCGAAAATACCGAGAATACCGAGAATACCGAGGTGACGGAAACTACCGAGGTGACGGAAACTACCGAAGTGACAGATCCTACGGAAACCACTGAGGTTACCGAAGAGACCGAAGAGACGGAAACAACGGAAGATACCGAGATTAAGGAAGCGACTGCAAATGGAGTCATCATAAGCAAAAAAGATAAATATGCAGTTGTCAGCGCGGGAGAAACAGTGACGCTTCCGGGATATTCGTTTGAGACAACGGGAGATGATGAGCCGGAGGTTGAATGGCTGATCGATGATAACAGTATCGCAGCACTTACCACGTCAAAAGTAGATGGAAAGCTTACAGGAGAGCTTACAGGAGAGGTAAAGACATTAGCAGCAGGTGTTGCTGTCCTTACACTTCAGGTAAAAGATACACCGGCTGATAAAGATAATTATTATATTGTCATAAAACCGAAAAATGCGCCGTCAAGCTGCACGGCTGATACGACA